GAATGTGAGGATCCCTTCAAAGATCCTTGGCATTCATTGTAGTGGTGATAAATTAGGTGGTGCTTGTAATATCATCACTCGAGAGTCCCTTACGAAGCTTCTTCAAAGCTACCCTAAGGCCCAATTAAGATTAGATCCCGAGATTGTTGAGAGTGAGAGTGTGAATGTTGATAATTGTGTGCGCCTTGGTAGTCATCCTTTCAAGTTAACTCAATCCATTAAGAACGAGGTGCAGCCTTCTTTGTTGCACAATACGTTCTCCCCCTCATCAATGAAACCCACTAGACTTACTAGTGGATTTAATATTAGGACTCAACAGATTGAAGATCCTATGCAAAAAGCTATTCATAAGTATTTTTGCAAAACTGTTCCCCCCCCGAAAGAGTTAGTTGAGAGAGCTGCTGAGGACTTGTTCAAGAAATTGAAAGGTCTTCAGACTGCTTCAGATGCTACGTTGTTTGGTAAGATGAGTCTTAAACAAGCGCTGATGGGTGATTCTTTTTTGGAGATCCCCGCGCTGAATAAGACGACTTCTGCTGGATGGCCTTATGTGAAGAAGGAGTCAACGAAGAAAAAGACCAAACTTTTTGGTTCTTTTGATTGGGAGTTGGATACTCCAATAGCAAAAGAAGTGATGAAAGAGTGTGAGTTAGTTTTAACAGAGCTGACTCAAGGTGTGCAAGGTCCTTATTTTTTTATAGACACGCTGAAGGATGAGAAGAGAGACGCAGAGCGCGTGGATGATTTCAAAACCCGAGCATTTGCTGCGGCCCCAACAGCTTTGTCTGTTGTTGGCCGTCAGCTTTTCTCGGGTTTTGCGACATTTATGCGACGCCATCGAATCTATTCTGAAGCTTGTGTTGGTATAAATGTTCATTCGAAAGAATGGACCGATTTGTATTATCACTTAGCGCGGATGTCCCCTTATGCTGTTGCTGGAGATTTCTCAAATTATGATGGCACCTTGTGTGCTTTGATACTTTGGGCAGTCTGTGACTTAATTAATAAATTTTACAACGATGGTCGAAATTATGCTCGTGAGACATATTTTCGGCACTTAGTGAATTCTATTCATTATTGTCGTGGTGAAGTTTATCAATTGAACCATTCCCAGCCGTCAGGTAACCCTATAACTGTAGAGATTAATTGTTTGTATAATAGTATTGCGGCGCGGATTTGCTGGCAGATGCTTGCCCCCTCTGGTTTGAAACATCCTTTCAACTTTAATCGTTTCGTGCGCTTTGTTGCGTACGGAGATGATAATCTGATGACAATCCACCCCGATGCTATTGAATATTTTAATCAACACACCCTAACTACTGCCTTCGCGACATTTGGTATGGTGTATACAGATGAAGCGAAGGGAACCAACCCCCCTAAATATAAGAGTCTTGATGAATGCTGGTTTCTGAAGAGAGAATTCGTTCGCTGGGGGTGCACTGTTGTTGCGCCCCTTAAGCTTGAGCAAATTCTCGAAATTCCTCAATGGATCCGTGGGTCTCATCGTGATGGAGGAACAGGTCTTGTAGTCGACAACATTACGTTTGCGCTGCAAGAACTGTTCTTCCATGGCGAAGAGGTTTACGACCATTGGGCTGGAGAGATTGAAGAAGCATTTAAGGAGAGCTTCCCCCATTACGTTGACCCTTTGTTTTTCCCCTATGATGCGTTGAGTGAGTTGTTTATGTTGGACGGCGATGTTAATCTTGCCGCCCTGTCGAGGACTACCTAAGTAGTCAACGACGAGCTTGTGAGTATTAATTGACGGGTATATCTGTGGATACATCAATTTATTACTTGCGTTTTTCGTGTTTAATCGAAATTTTATTTTGTCCCTATTTTTAAAAATAAAATTTCACCCCTTTCAATGGAGTCCCATCAAGAAGTTGAGCAGATCGTCACATTTGGTGAAGGTCTTCCTATTAATGAGTCTCCTGCTGAGACTAATAAGTCGCCCTCTGCGACGGAACGTGCTGCCATCATTGGCCCACGTGCACATACTATTGAAAACTTCCTTGAAAGGCCTGTTAAGATAGCTAGCGGTTCGTTAGCTACGACCGTTGCTGGTGGTACTATTGTTCAACAATTTAACCTGCCAGAGAAAGTCATTCAGAGTTCCTCCCAAATAGTTCAGAAGTTGACTGGTTTTGTAGGTTTCCACGCGAAGGTGAACGTTCGGGTTGATGTGGTCTCACAACCTTTCCAATCCGGGCTTACGCACCTTTCGTATGCGCCTTACGCGCAGTACACTCCAGATAAGATGGCCCTAATCACTACAAATTTGACTTCTCTGTCTAGTTTGCCAGGTGTTGATGTTGATATTGCCACCGCTCATGTTCTTAAAACTGATGCGGACTATGTTAGCCCTCGTTCGTATTATAATTTGGTCACTGGTCAAGGTACATTTGGTACCTTTTATTATTGGGTTTATTCCCCATTATCTAGTTTAGCTGCTTCCTCTATCGATTATAATATTTATGTTTGGTTTACTAATGTCGAGCTTGTTGGTGCAACTTCTGCGCCAATTTATTTGCAAGACAACCCTGTAGATGCCCCCCGCCGTGTGATGTATGCTCAGATAGGTATTGAGAATACCTTGACGAAAAATGTCGGTTCTATGGTTAATAAGATTGTTCCCGTTACTGGTCTCTTCAAGGCCATTAACGCTGCAGCTTCTGCTGCGAGTTCGCTTGTGTCACCCCTTTTGACGACTCTTACAGCATTTGCCTTCAGCAAACCTGTAATGCAGTCCCTAACTGCGCCCTTTAAACAGCGCACGTTAGCTTACGGTCCCAATTTTGATGGGAACGATGGGTCACACAAGTTAGCTTTGAGTTCGAACAATACTGTTAACTATACGAGCCAATTTGCTGGTTCGGAAAACGACGAAATGAATATTAATCACATCGCTTCTCGATTTGGTTTTATAAGGAAAACTTCTATGTCTACTACTCAAGGTGAAGGTATAATATTAGCTTCTTTTCCTGTTACACCTTCTTATTCAGTTCCTGGCGCTTTGCCAAGAACTGTAGTTTTCCCTTTCGTTGGTTTCCTAGCCAACCTTTTTGCTTTTTGGCGTGGTTCACTTGTGTATCGGTTCAAGTTTGTGAAGAACGGGTTCTACAGTGGTCGAGTCAGGTTTACTTATGTGCCCTACTCCCTCACTGTCCCCGCTGTTCATGATTTTGAGCGTTGCTATACAGGTATTTTTGATTTGTCTTCTGGTAATAATATTGACGTATCTATTCCCTATGTTGCCACGCAGCTGTGGCAAGAAACCGGTTCAGATCGGCTTGATGAGCTAACTTTCCCCCAATGTACAGGCGTTCTTTATGTTAGTGTGGAGTCAAAACTTGTTGCCACCACCACTGTCTCCTCCTCAATTAGCATCATTTGTGAGTTTGCCGGAGGCGATGACTTCCAACTCGCTGTGCCGCAAAGACCAATCTACCATCTTGGTCCCCCTGTTGCCGACGATTTGGACGCCACCGATTCCGACAAATCACAAGTGAGGTTAATGCATGCTCAAATGCTTGTAGATAATGCTGGTGCTTCCAACACCTTTTCCGTTGAACCTTTAGTTCTCGGTGACCCCACTTCCGATTCGCGAGAGTTAGCCTGTACTCTTACGGTCGGAGAAACTGTTAGTTCACTTCGCGCGCTCATCAAGCGTGCTGAGTATTTGGGCACTACTGCTATTAGTGCCTCTATTAACCCCTGGGTTTTCTTTTATTCCACCGGCTCTTATAGACCGGACGATTTTATTTCCTACATTGCTTCTATTTTTCAATTTTTTAAAGGTTCGATGCGATATAAGTTTGTTCCTGTTCTTTCGGCTTCGGTTATTAGAGTTGGTCTGCCAATTAATCAGCCTCAACCTGCCTTCCTTGTTCCAACTGTGGGAGGTATGGGGCTTGTTAGCTCGCAGATCGTCGTTAATACTGCGCTTGAGGGCGCAGCGGAAGTAGAGGTTCCTTTCTATCATCGTTCGGACATGATCCCAACTGATTACAACCAACCTTCGTCACGGTTAAATTTTGACCGCTTATCGGTACCACCTGTGACGCTTTCATGGGAGGTGGATGCGGATCACCGCGTCTATCGCTCATGTGGAGATGATGCCACTTTTGGCTATCTTCTCGCCCCCCCTGTTCTTTTTGAGTAAAATCTGCGAATTTCGATTCTACGTACTATCTCTATAAAGCTTTATTTTTCAAATTAAATTCTTTTCTTTTGATAAACTCACTTTGCATGTGAGCCTAATTCAATAATCATTTTATTAAAACTTATTTTCATTTTTTTATTAATTCTTTTAATCCTTTGACTTAATTATTGCTTGC